ATGAAGCTGACTTTATCGCTGGTATGACAGCGGTTATACGAGGTGAAAAACCTGGTAGTGTGTCAGCGGGAACTGCTATATCTGAATTAGTTGAGCGGTCTATGTCTAGGGTAAAAGAGAAAGTTAAGTATATGGAAGGCAGCTTAGTGAAGCTTGGTTCCATGGTAATTTCTCTGATACGGCAGTATTGGGATGAACCCAGACAAATATCCGTCCTAGAGGGGCCTTTACAGCAGACTAGTTTTAGTGGTTGGTATTTGACAGCTGACCCAGATATACAGATAACAGCTGGTTCTACTATGCCTGTTGGTAGAGCTAGTAAATTTGAACAGGCTATAATGATGCTTAACTCTAACGTTATAGATAGAGAAGAGTTTCTTAGGTATGTTGAACATCCTAATAGAGAAGCTGTTGCACAGAGAATGCAAGAAGCTGACCAACAGCAGATGCAGATGCAGATGCAGCAGATGCAAATAGATGCTGAAAATAAGAAGGCTGACACTGCCGCCAAGTTGAGAGCGGCTGAGCTTGCTAGTCAGTCTAAGATTCAAGCGTCTCACATAGCGGCAAGTTCGGCTTTGGATACTAAAGCACTGGACACTCAGTCTAAGAGTAGTATAGCTGGAATGCAGGCTATGGCAAATATGATAACAAAGAAAGACCAAGCCAATAAGGCGTCGGAAGACACTAAGAAAAAGAGTTCTGACTAACCTGTAGGCAGTCCAAGGAGGAAGATATGACAGATGAAAAGATAAAGATTGGTGACGAAGAGTACACAATTGATGAAATAAAAGCGGGTATGATGAAGAACGAAGATTATACTCGTAAAACTCAGCAATTAGCTGAAGAGAAGCGAATGTTAGAAGCTAACGCAGAAAACGTTAAGGATTTAATTGAGCTTCAGAGGTACGCCGCAGAAAGACCAGAGCTTAGAAGTAAGCTTGAGGAGATAATGCGTGCTGAGCAGGCTAAGCTTGCTGGGGTCCCATATTCTTCAGAGTCTGATGATGAAGACGATGAAGAAGATGAGCCTAAGCTCTCTCCTAAAAAGATTGAAGCTATGATGGAAGAGAGGGTTCAGAAAGCTCTGATGGCTTATGAAAACCAGCAGAGGTCTAAGAAGATGCAGGAAAACTTTAATAAAGAGATTACTGAACTTAAGAATCGTGGTTACACACCAGAGGAATTAGCTATTATAGCTGAGTACGGCAAAGCTAAACAGATGATAAGCCCTAAGGACGCCGCTAATTCACTTATAGTGCAGGAGAAGATATCTAACAAATATAAGAAGAAGGAAGAACCAGCACCAGCACCTATTTTGGCTGGCAAGGCTGCATCAGGATTCGATATTGAGAATCCAGAAGAAGAATTACTTAAATATGATGGGGACCCCGCAGCACTGTTAAAAGCTAAGGCTGATAAATTTATCATTAAAGATTAATTTAGTTACGGAGGTAACACATGGCATTAGATTATAACTACATAGATTCGTACATAAAGGATGTGTACATTCCCAAAATGGTTGACAATATCTTGGACTCCAATCCTGTTGTAATGCGTCTTCTGAGGAAGGCGAAGAAGCAGGTAGGCGGACGATACATTTTTCAACCTGTCTGGTATGCTAAGAATACCAGCGGAGGTTCCTACGGTCGTTGGGACGTCGCCTCTATAAACTATGAAGAGAAGACTACTCTTGCAAAGTTTGATTGGCGATATGTTAGGAAATTTATTACTCTTGACAATATAGACGTACTGGAAAATTCTGGTGCTGGGGAAGTAGTTGATATACTGGATACTGAGCTTATGATAGCTAAACAGTCTTTCAAAGATGACCTTGGTACTATGATATTTTCTGACGGTACTGGTAACTCTAACAAAGACATGCTTGGTCTTAAAGCTGCTATTGACGATGGTACACTAGTAGACACTTATGGTAGTATTACTAGGTCTACTGATACTTTCTGGAAAGCTAATGTTGACCTTAACGGCAGCACTGATAGAGCTCTCACCATTAAGCTGATGCAGTCTATGATGGGTGATTGTCGTGTTGGAGTTGACTCTGGCGATTCACCTACTTTACTTGTTACTACTCAGGCCATATTCGAGAAAGCATGCGAGATATTGGATGCTACTCGTGTAAGGGATGATAGTGATATAGGTAAAGCTGGGTTCGAGCAGATATACTTTCTAGGAAAACCACTTACAGTTGATTCTCACTGTGATACTGGTTATCTATATTTCATAAACGAGAACCACGTTAGAGGCGTCGTTAATCCTAACGAGTTCTTCAAGTACGTTCCTTTCGCAAAGAGGGTTGACCAGGAGTCCATGGTTGCTAAAATCAGGCTTGCTGCTAACCTAATATGTGATGAATGTAGGAAGAGCGGAGTTATTAGATACATTGACGCTGATTTATAATTTATTTATTTTAGGAGGTAACTTATGTATAATATAGCACTTGGACGTGCCTTAACCACTGCTACTACATCCGCTGTCCATAACCTAGGTATGCTTTACTTTAACTTCCAGACTGGAAAAGTTTATCGTTACATAGAAGCTGACGCAGCTTGTACTAATGATACTCTTGCTGTTAAAGAAGTTGTGACTTGGGTGGATAATGGTTACGAAGTAACCAATGATGTAAGTGAGGGGTTAGGCGTAACAGCACCTGCTGGTGCTGCTATAGGTACTATAGCCGAAGCTTCGTTTGGTTGGATTCAGGTTGGTGGACAGGGTGATGTGTACACTGATGGTAGTGTTGCTGCTGGAGAAGCACTTGTACCACATACCGTTGATGGTGAAGCGGATACTATGGCTGCTGGTGAAGAGATGAATGTGTTTGCTGTCTCTAATGAAGCAGACCACGGTACAACTGAAGAATGCGGTTGTATTTTTAGGGGATTAGTTTAAAATTGTGGGGGTATCGTGGACCACGATGCCCTCTAACAAATAAGGAGGATTTATGATAACTGTTATAAATAGTACCATAGACTACTCAGCTAGTTCTGCCGCTTATGACCTAGGTACGTTGTACTTTGCTGGAACCAAAGCTTATCGTTATGTAAGAGCAGCCGCTGCTTGCACTAATGACCTGTTAGCATCTACAGAATCTGTTTGTGGTGATTCTGGTGGTGTTTACTATGTTAATAACGATTTTGCTGGAGGTACTGGCTTAGGTGTAACTACTCCTATGGGAGTGGCTATAGGAACCATAGCTGAGAATTATTATGGTTGGATTCAGGTTGGTGGTGTAGCGACTGTAATAACAGATGGTGAGGTTGCTGCTGCTGAAGCTATAGTATTAGACGCTTCAAATGACGGAGACGTAGACACTATGGCTGATGGCGAAGAAGAGCAAGTTTTCGGTTGGGCTACAGCAGCTGATGTAGGGACAGTCGGAACAATAATGTTAAGAGGATTAATTTAGGAGGATTTTATGTTAGGATTAAGCGATTTGACACAGCCTATTACTTATTTCGGTACCACTACTTTACATACTCTTGGTGCTTTGCTGTATGACAGTGAGAGTGCTAAAGTATATAGATATGTTAAGTGTGCTGCCGCTGTTACTAATAACGCTCTTGCGGCTGGTGAATGCCTTTGTGCCGACACTGGTGGAGCTTATTACGTTAATAATGATATGGCTGGCGGTACTGGATTAGGTACACTCCCCATGGGTGTTGCTATCAGTGCCATACCAGAAAATAATTATGGTTGGATTCAGGTTGGTGGGCAGGCTTCAGTAACCATTACTGATGGTGAGGTTGCCGCTAACGACTTTATAGTTAATAACACCGGAGAAGATGGTGGCTGTGATACCATGGCTGACGGCGAAGAGGAACAGGTATTTGGTTTCGTTATCGCTGCTGATGTTGGGGATGCAGTTACTGTTCAATTACGTGGTTTATTTTAATAGGAGGTAAACATGGCTAGACCCACAGAAACTGAATATGGAACTGACGTTTCGACCTATGATAGGGTTACTGACGACAATTCCTATATGCAAGAATATATAAATACTGGTGTAAGGGTCAACACTAACTCACTTAGTAGGATATATTATCCTATTTACTTAGCTAATCCCACTACTGCTACTGGTACCTATTACGTAGGTATCTGTCCGTTTGCATCTTATCTAGTTGATGTTAAGCACATTGTTCAAACTGTTTCGTCTGCCGCTACTGTTG